GCGAGCGAGGTCAACACTGGTCGCCTCTGGCATATCGAAATCATCTGATTAGTAAAGACAAGATAGAAATTGATTACCTGACATCTGCGGAGTTGCACGAGATGTTCCGCCCAGAGGTGATCCGTAAGGCGGTACGGGGCGAAGTTCGGGTTTATAACAATATTTATTTCAGCACTGAGCTGGCCAAGGTGGAAGGTGAAAAGGTTCGCGTCTGCTTTGATATTCATGACCCTAACACGGTGATCGTCCGTAACATGGACGGTACCTGGATTTGTGACGCCATCTGGGACGGTAATAAGGTGGATGCTTTCGCCAAGCCTTATGTGAAGCGGCTTGAAGAGAAGCGAGTTAAGGAACGCCGGGAACGGCAAGAGCGGAAAATCTATCGAGATATTGAGCGGGAACTTACCCCTGCAATTGAATACCAGCCACAAGAGAATATTACCGTGTTGCGCCCAGGGATATTAATGCCTGAACCGGAGCCGGAAGTGTACACCAGCGCGGCAGAACGCCGCCGGGCAATGAACGAGCAGTAATAAACCAGCAAGGAATCATTAAATGAATATTAAAAATGAATTAGATCGCCTGATGGCGAGGAAAGGCTACACCCGTAAAGAGGTCTGTAAGCGGGCTGAAATTAGCGAGGCGACACTGAGCCAATATCTCAGTGGTACCTATAACGCCAGCGCTGAAAATATCGAAAATAAACTCGCTGACTTTATTGCGGCGGAAGATGAAATATCCCGTATGCGGCAGGTGAAAAAAGTCTTTGTGAAAACACCCCGCGTGGAGGTAGCGCTTGAGCACATCCGCCGTGCACACCTGGATGCCGATATATTCATGCTGACCGGTGAGCCGGGCTACGGTAAGACCACCATTTTGGATGAGTACGCCGCGCAGCACCGCAACGTGATAAAGATTGATGCCATCTCCCCGTCATCATTCGCCCTGCTGCGTGAGCTGAGCGAGGCGTTGAAAGGCGTCAAGTTGGGGTCAGCACACCAGATGACAAAAGGCTGCATCAAAGCACTCAAGGGTAGCGGCAAACTCATTATGGTTGACGAGGCTGAACTGCTCTCTGTCGATGCCCTCAATACCTTACGCCGCATCCATGACCTTTCAGAGGTGGGTGTGGTGCTGGCTGGCACTAAGCAGATGATTAAGAACATGGCAGGTCAGCCGCAATTATATAGCCGTATTCAACGCCGTACTGAGTTGGACAGCCTGACCAATGAGGAAGACCGAGAAGCGTTTGAAATGGTGTTGGCCAGTCTGCTGCCGGTGGTAAACGGCGTCAACTACATGACAAAACCGGACATCGTCGACGCCTTTTACAGGAATACCGATAAAGGTTATCGCCACCTGTTCAAGCTGGCTAAAAATGTCGTGCGCGACAGTGACATCGGCGACCAGGGAATATCGGCGCAGTTGATAAAAAAATGTGCAAAAGAGATGGTCAGTTAATTAAGGAGATAAATCATGATTAATCAATTTGATGCTTATACCCAGGCCAGAGCCGCCTTAGAGGCGCATGGCTGCACTATCCTGGCCTCTACCCGTAAGCGCCAGCGTCCGGTGATTACGGCAAATTGTGCCGACGGCCAGATTGTCTGGCCAACGGTGGACGTTGTTGTAAAAGAGAACGGCGTGCAGCGGACTGTTCGCACGTCGCGTGTTCATGAATGCCAGGTTATCTGGAATTAAGGAGTTTAATTATGGCTGTGTTTCTCACTTTAAAAATTGAACATGCTGAAAGTGGTGGCTTAAATATCCGGCCTGTTATAGATGTCAACAAGGAGAATTCCTGTAATTGTGAAATTAACTTTGCACATACCATCGTGAAAACCTGTTTGGACTTTGCCAATACGGTATCTGCTGATTTTCCACCTAAAAAGCGTAAGGAGCTGAACAATGTCCACTGATACCACTTCAAAAAATACTACTGCCGCCCCGGACGGTTTCTGGATGGATGCTCGCGGGGCGCTAATCCCTGAATCGGTTATCAAACCCGTAGATAAAGAACGTGATGCGCTGGTGAAATCCCTGGTTGAACGTGCGAAGCCGCTGCAGGATGCGCTACGCAAGTTTAAAGAGGACGCGTTCGCCGACATCCAAGCGTTAATTGACCTCTCGGCTGAGCAGTATGGTGCTAAAGTTGGCGGTCGCAAAGGGAATGTCACCATGTATACCTTTGACGGACGCTATAAGGTTCAACGGGCTATGCAAGACCATATCGCGTTTGACGAGCGCATTCAGGCAGCGAAAGCCTTAATCGACGCCTGCATTGCCGAGTGGACGCATGATGCTCGCCCCGAGTTGCTAGCTATCATAGACCGCGCGTTCTCGACCGATAAAGAAGGTGAAATCAATCCAGGGCGTGTGCTGCAGCTGCGGCGCCATGAAATCACTGACCCGCGCTGGCTAGAGGCAATGAATGCGCTGTCAGAAGCGGTGCAGGTTGTTGGCAGTAAAAGCTACATCCGACTTTATGAACGAATCGGTGATAGCGACCAGTATCGGCCTATCTCTCTTGATATTGCCGGAGTGTAGCATGCTGAAAATGACCGCTGCGCAGTTTAACCGGGAGTACCGCATCGGTAGCGTTTTTGTACTCAGCACCAAGCTGCAGGACAGTAACGGCAAACCGGTGCGAACAGTGGCGAAAGCCGATGATATCGGTAGTGGTGCTGTGGTGGAAATTAATCTCGAACCTTGGTTTACCAATATTCGAAATTTAACACCCGTTAATTAATTTTATACCGAATTAAACCTTATTTAAATATGGCGTAAACCCGCCAGGGGCGCGCTTACGCCTAAATCAACTATGGAGTTAATTTATGAATATCCGTTCCGATGAACAAACGAACAGTGAAGTGCAACGCACGATTAGCGTTTACCGCCGTTTGGCAACCAGTTCTCAACCGCATCAAGGTGCAGCTCAAGCGCATCAGCAATCGCATGATTCCCTGAATCGAGAAAAGCCTGCTGCATGTGCCGTAAATCATTGTCCACAGCGTGGGGGTCTACTGCACCCTGAGTGACCAAGGCTCCCAGTAGTGAACTCCATGCAACTTTGTTAGCCATGATTGCTGCTGCCATTAAATCGTTATCGTGTGCCATATATAACCTCGTTTATTAGCCGAAATTGGCCGGTGGATTCTATTGACGGCAGCAATCAATAAATGATCGAAACTGTAAGGAATAGTGAGATGGATAATAAAGACAAGTTACTCGCCAAAATTAAAAAGCTGATGAATTTGGCGCGTAAAAATACCAACCCACACGAGGCGTCGCTGGCGCTTGAGCGTGCGCAGAAGCTGATGCGTGAGCATAGGCTGACCGAGACCGATGTAGCGTTAACGGAAGTCAGCGAGGCCAGCAGCGCCGGTGCGCCGTCCAATGCCGTCAATATCCCTATGTATATGTCCAAACTCATTAGGATTATTCGTCTGGCCTTTGGCGTTCAGAGTTATCTGTCCTGGCGGAATGGCAAGCGTACCGTGGTGTTTTTTGGCCCGGCTGAGCGTCCACAGGTGGCGGCATACGCCTTCGATGTATTGACGCGCCAGATGATGGCGGCTCGCCGTGAGTTCGGTGCTGGCCAGCGCAAGAGCATCAAGCGCACCACCAAGACCGGGCGGGCCGATGCGTTCTGTGAAGCGTGGGTGGCTGGCGCGTACCAGGCGATTGAAGACTTTGCAGTTACGCCAGCAGAAAAAGGCTTGATGGAGGTCTATTACCAAAAAATCAGCGAGGGTTTTACCTCTATAACGGCCAGAGCAGCCAAGAAGGTGCGCGGTGATGATGGTGCACGTGGTGCCGGGTTCCGAGCTGGCCAAAGTGCCAGGTTGAGTCATGGTGTCGGCGGTGCAACTGCTGCCGGTGCTGAGCCGTTGCTGATTACGGAGTAACGACCCATGAATATCTCTGTGCGTCATTGCCGTTATCTGGATAACGGCGCAAGACGGGAATATCTGATGAACAACCAAAGCCTGTTGGTTGAACTCCCCAATCTGCCGGGAAAATCCCGCTATCAATTCTATGACGCCGCCGGGCGTCGGGTATTTCGCAATGCTGACCGCGTAGCGATGAGGCAAGCCGCCGATCGACATAAGGTTAAATGGAGACTCGCAAAATGAAACAGCTACTTAAAGGTATTTCTGTCGAGCAGTTCAATACCCGCTTTCCTGTGGGTGCGCTGTTCCGCTATTACCCTATCTTGGGGCAGTCTGAGTGTTGCCAGGTTATCACGCGCTCGGAGGCCTGGGCGCTGGGGCATGGTGACGTTGTCGTGCTGGTCAATGACCGTTCCGGCGGTGTGTCGGTGGAGCATCTGGAGCCGGTGGCGGCCGAAGGCGGTGCGGTATGACGCTGTTCGTTATCATTCCCTGGGGGTTTTACTACCTCTGGCTGGGGTACTGCCATGCTGACGCCGTGCGCGAACTTGGCTTGCTTCGCCGCTCACCACGCTTTGTGGGGTTTCTGACCATGATGTTGCTGTGGCCGATGGGCGTCATGATGCTGGCTGACCGTATTCGCCTTGAAAAAGAAGCGGTGGTGGCGATAACGGAAAAAGGAAAGTGGCAATGATGGCAGAAAAACGCAAGGTGGTGTTTATCTCCGGTCCGATGACTGGTTTACCTGACTTTAACCGAGCGGCATTCAATGCTGAGGCTGAACGGCTGACTGCATTGGGCTTTATCGTGCTCAACCCTGCTGTTTTTCCTGATGGGTTGGCTCATGGGCAGTATATGGCGATGTGTCTGCCTATGGTGGAGCAGGCCGACACCATCATGATGTTGGCAGGCTGGGAGAGCAGTAAAGGTGCCGTGATGGAGTTCAATCACGCCAAAGAGCTGCAATTGCCGATTATTTACCAGTCAGCAGCAGCGGAGGTGAAATGTGGCTAAATCAGCAACTGAGCGTAAGGCGCAGCAGCGCGCCAAGTTGGCGGCCGGTGGCGGCGTTCGGCATGAGCTGGTGCTGACGCAGCAGGAGGCGGGAGCGCTGGACCGTAATTGTCAGCGCCGTAATCCAGGTCGCGCCCCTTACAGTCGCAATGAGTATATCAGCCTGCTGATCCTCTGTGACGATCAGCGCCTTGATCGGCAAGAGGCCATGCTGGGGAGTTGCCAGCGGTGCGGTAAAGCGCTTCCCGATGGTTGCGGCGGCAATTACAAGGGCGAAGCGGCGTGTTGGTTTACCCGTGACTGTCTTTCGATGAATTTAACCAGCGCCGTGACCGGTCACGCTAATTTGCAGGGGGAATGATGGCGAACCTGATTAAAGTGATCCACACCGGTAAAAAAGCCCTGGGCTGGGATGATGAGACCTACCGCGCCGTACTGGCGCGGGTGACTGGCAAACGTAGCGCTCGCGATTGTTCCGAGGCGGAGTTGGAGCGCGTGGTGCTCTATATGCGTGAGCAGGGTTTCGCGTCAACGACAAAGCATGGTCGCAAGCCCAGCGTTGCTATCGGGAAAAAAGCGGTTTTGGGCAAGATTGAGGCTCTGCTGGCAGAGGCAAAGCGCCCCTGGAGTTACGCAGAGGCGCTCGGTAAGCGGATGTTTGGCAAGCAGCGCCTGGAATGGCTCACCACTGAGCAGTTGACCTCGGTGATGAATGCGCTGCAGTACAACGCTAAGCGCAACGGGAGGCCGGTATGAATCTTGAGGATGTTCAGGGCTTACTGCCTGATTCAGTTCAGGTCATTGTCGGGCTGATTGGGTTTGAGTCAACCGAAAGGCTGATTGAGCGGCTTGGTGGTCGCTCGTTCCCGATTGGTAAGGCGATGTCTTCTCGTGGTGAGCGTCGCCTGAATTTACTGCAGCAGATCGTTGGTGAGAACAATGCAAAGCTGATTTGCCGCCACTTTGGCGGCGCAACGCTCTATATCCCCCGCTGCGATAAGGCATTCGGCGAGTGGCGTAACAAACGATTTGTCGAAGAGATTGAACGGCTTAAATCTCAGGGTGTTTCCACGCTCGAAGCCATTGAAACATGCTGCTCTGACTTCGGACTTACTGACCGTAAAGCGTGGAGAGTGCTCAAGCAGTATCGGGAGGGGGATTCGAGGCTGCAGCAAGGTTCGTTGTTTTGAGAAAACCCGGCTTATGCCGGGTTTTAACTTTAAAGATCAGATGAAATTTGTGCGTTTTTAAGGGCAATCATTTTTTGGTCGAAATCAGCAGCTGAATATAGTATGAGCATGTTTTGATTAAGATCATCATCAGTTGTCAATCGGATGGTTACCGTGTTGTTATCAAAATTAATGTCAACTGAGTCATTCGGCACTCGCTCAAGTGCCTGAAGTTGATCCATTGATGGTGGATCGATTGGATCGCCATACTTATCTTTCATCGCCTGCATAATGGCAAGTGCATCATTTGCTGGCTGGTTAAAACCAAATCTGGCTAGTTTCCCATCGATGAATAAAACCAGCGCATTGGTTCGTTTTCCTCCAACCTTGAAATTGGTGCAGAAATACGTATCAACGCCTTTATCATCGGAGGGAGATTTTCTAAAACTGCATGTTTTAGTTGCTAATACGTCCTGTCTTGACATACCAAACTTTAGGTTCTTGTAACCGTCAACTGCCATTGACGATGCGGAGAATGCCAGGAGGGCTGCTGCAAATAGCCATTGTCTTTTCATTTCTAAACCTATTAAATATTAGTGATTCCATAACGTTACCCACTGACACCCGTCAAATATTCCCCAGACCAGCAAGCACGAGACAATGACCCTACCAACGTTAGAGGGTTGTTGTATATGTCACGCTTTATCGACCTGATTGTTATTCACTGCGCCGCTTCGCCTGATGGCCACTCTCTGGGTAACGCCCATGAGACCGCCGCCCAGGTCATTGACCGCTGGCACGCGGAGCGCGGTTTTTGCCGTGCGCATCCTTCCATTAATCCTCAGTTGACGGCCATCGGCTATCACTACGTCATCGACTGCGACGGCACCGTGCTGACCGGACGTGGTGAAGAAGAGATCGGCGCACACGTCGAGGGTCACAATGCAACATCACTCGGTATTTGCATGGTCGGCACGCGTAGCTTCACCACCGCGCAGTGGCTGGCGCTGCATGACCTGACTGCGCGTCTGCAGGACAAATACCGCAACGCCACCCTGCATGGCCACCGCGAGTATGCCAACAAGGAATGCCCCGGCTTTGATGTTGCTGAGTGGGTCGCCGGTGATTGTGTTCCGCTGTGCGGGCATCTGTTCCCGGAGAGCGTATGAGCCTGCTCCGCGCCCTTCGCGACATGCTGAGTGACCCGGACACCGGCGCGCTATCGGCATCGGCAGCAATGACCCTTGGTGCGTTCCTGGTAAGCAGCGTGATCGTACTGTTTGCGGTGTTCACTCACGCCATGACCGATTACCTGTTTGTGGGCTATCTCGCCGTGTGGGCGCTGCACTGCCATGCCACGCGGCTTATCTCTCTGGCTCAGGGTAAGGCGGGCGGCGATGCGTAATCCCTTGCCGGTGATGTTGTTGGCGCTGATGGTTGTCGGGTGCTCGGCGCTGCCTGCGCATCCGGTGCGCACCGCCGTTCGTGCGGTGACCGACCCGGACTTTGTCCGGTTGCTGATGCTGGCCCGCCACGCGAACACCGTCAACGGATGGCTGCAATTTACGGAGGCTTTGCACCATGAGCACTGAAATGGTCCTGCATGTGGCGCTGTGGCTGATTGCTGCGTTCGGCAGCTTCATCATCGCCCAGCTCAAGTATGAGCTGCATAAGCATCGCTCGACAGTGGAATCCATCCAGCGCGAGTACATGCGCCGCGATGATGCCTGCGACCGCATGGACAACCTGAAGGAATTGGTGATCGAGATGCGCGATCGTCTCAATCGCATAGATGAAAAACTGGACCGTAAGGCGGACAAGTAAGGAGTAACGCCATGAAAAAACAACGCAAATCAAAACATCGCCGTCGCGGTACCTGCTCAGCTGAAATCCGCCTGCTGCAGGATATGAACGCCACGCTGGCACGTATGGAAGACCGTCTCGATACCGTGGGTGATCGTTCCATTAAACAAGGGGCGATTGCCGGTGCAGCTGCAGGTGGCCTGGTGTCGGTAATGGTATCCGCCACTGTGCTGTACCTGAAGCTCCGTCACGGCGTCTGATATGGCGTATTCAGCGGAGGACCGGCAAAAAGTCCGCAATGCCTTTATCTACAGCTCGTTGTCCTTGGAGTTGGTCGCGCTTCAGGCCGGTATCCCTGTCTCTACCGTCAGTCGCTGGAAGCGGGAAGCTGCCGACCAGCGAGATAATTGGGATAAGCAGCGTGCCGCTGTTCTGCTGGCGGGTGACGGCATTGAAGACCTGAGTCGCATGATCATGCTGAATGCGATGACGGAATGCCAGGTCACGATGGAGCTTATCCGCGCCGACCCCAACATATCGCCCGCAGAGCGCGTGGACATGCTGGCGCGGCTGGGTGATGCCTTCAGCAAATGTATGTCGGCCAGCAAGCGAGCGATGCCGGAGACCAATGAGCTGGCGGTCGCAATGGAAGTGGTCAAGGTGCTGGGGGAGCTGGTTTCTCAGCATTATCCCAAACACTTGCCTGCTTATGTGGAAATGCTGCCCGCGTTGGGCGACGAGGTAAAAAAGAAATATGGCTAGTTATCACAATGAAAAACAATAGATTGAGCTGGGATTGCTGACAATGAAAGGTATGTTGGCCGATGCCTCTCCGGCAGACCAGCAGGCTGTAGCGGAGTGCCGTCAGCTTATCGCAGACATGCTGGAAAAATATAACGATATGGGAAAAGCCGCGTTGACTATCGCGTGGTTTGAATTGATGCACAAAGAGGGTTGAACATGCGTTTAATTGAGGCTTTACGGGTATTTAAACCGGGTATGTGCGTTTACCGTTCCGGTTCAGCATTTAGCGCTATTCAGGTATTCCATACCCATGAGGCATTGCATGCGTTTCTGGGGGGTATGTCGGACAACGACTTTGCCGCGACTGACTGGATTGCCATATTAGGTGAGACGACCTATGGCTGTTTTGTTGCTGATC